CTATTTTCCGTGCGGTTGATGGCCTGAAACAGCCTGTTCTTTGTTACGCATTATCTTCCTAATGCGTAACAGTAGCCTGCTTATGGCTTGATTTACCTCAGTATTCCGCAAATCCACGCATATTCGCACCGTGTTTTCTCGGATATACCGCGTAAAAACGGCATATCCGAGGTTCACAGTACGTCTTAGGAGAATAATGCGCAACTACAATCGGGAATTTTGGGCTACTATGAAAGCGGTTTATAGCGGATACCGCCATAGCTCAGCGTCGAGCCGTAGGTAGTCGCAATGCGAATAGAGGACACGAATTTATTCACAGATTTTCTGGTTCGTGCCACACTGAAATTACCGATGTTGGTAGAACCACCGCCGACAACATTCACACCAATCAGCATTGACTGGCTGGTGTTAGTATCAGAAGAAGTATTCCAATACTGGCTAACCCATGCTTTCTTGTTGATAAGCGCCACAGACATACTGCTATTGGCCTGACATACCTGATTTGTGACTTCTACAAAGCCCGAAGCAGCATTCATGGCTGCAATAGCGGTGGCAGAGGACTCAATTGCACGGCAAGCGGTTGTGCTATTGACTACTGCCGCCATAGCGGTAGAGGAAGTCACTACCGCATTAAGGGCGGTGCTGTTGGCGATGATTGCCGTCATAGCGGTAGAAGAAGCCACTACCGCATCAATATCCTTATACGCCGAGCAGGACAGCCCCGCCAACGTAGCGATGGACTTGCCAACCGCCAGCTTGCTGCCGCCGGCCGCGCGCCAGATCAGCGGATTGTTGGCCATCTCCTTGCAGCGGGCGGAATCACTGAGCAGATCGTCCCAACCGGTAAACTCGTAAAACTGGTGCAGCCACGTTTCTACCGCATCGTCTGCCACATCACTGCCGAGCAGCAGCTCAAGCAGCTTGTCGCTGTTGCGGTCCGGCAGATTCACCGGAACGCCCAGTACGACACTCACACCACCGAGGTTGGCGGAAAACTCCTTTGCATGGGTCGGGTTCGCAAGGATCGCTTCCATACGATGTACGCCTTTGCGGTAATTACTCTTAAATGCGCTCATATAGGACATAAAGTCCGACTGATTTACGCCAAGCATTATCTCTCGCCTCCATATTCAATCGCTACATAGTTAATCTTGATTGCGTCAGCCGTGGTCGTCGTACCGTTTACCAACGTGGCCGCGCTGTGCGACGGATTGGTGCCCGTCGAGCCGCCGGTGTAGTAACTGCCTGTCTGCAGCTTCCGCAGACAATAAAGAAATCCCTCGGCGGTAATGTCCTTGACCAGTACAATGCCGTCAAAGTCCTCGACCTGACAGGTCACCTGCGGCACACCCTCAAACGCCTCGCGGAAATGGTAGGTATTCCATCCCGCGCCCGTGTTGGTGATCGTGCCGACCTCCATCTCGGTGTCCTGCAGTTCACCGGTGCCGCTGTCGCTCTCGCCGCCGATCATGCCGCCGAGCTGGTCAGCGGTCAGACGGCCGTCCTTATCCAGCACCGCCGGACCGTTCGGCTGACCGAGCAGGGTCAGTGCGATAGCACCAATCTGCGCCGGCGTGATCTTGTGCGGATTGCCGGTGTCCTTGACGTGCGCCGCAAGCACGTCGTTAATTGCCTTAAACAGTGCAGCGTGCGCCGCTGCCGAGGTGTTGTGAGCGTTTATCGCACCTGCTTTCTCGGCGCCGAGTTCTGGGGCAGTCAGCCCGCCGCCTTTCACGGTCTTCTTGACCTCGGAAGCCAATTCCGTGGTCTTTACACGCGCTGCAACTTCGTTGTCCAGCTTGTCCCAGTTGTCATTGAGCGCCTGCTTGATATTGAACGTGCTTGCGCCGTCCTTGTCCGGATCGTACTTAAACAGCCCCAGAATTTTGGTTTTCAGGCTCACGCCTGCACCTCCTCAAATGCAAATTCGCTAATTTTGTGCGTCTGCAATTCGTCCAGCGTCATGCCCTCGATCTCGCGGACGAGAATCCAGCGCCAGAGATATTTGCTTGCCAGATGGCACGGGATCACGCGATCCACCGCCTCCTGCAGCGCCGCAAGCTCGGCCGGTGCAGGGATGCCATACGCGCCGATAAACGTCAGCAGGATCACGCCCTTTGCAAAGCCGACGGAAATCTCGCCGTTTTTCCAGCTGTCGCACACGCGCTGAATCAGGTCAACGTCGCACTTGCCCGAGCCGCGCCACCGTGCAATCAGCGCCGTGCGGCGCTCCTCCAGCGTGCCGGTGGACGGCAATCCGGCGTCGCGCTCCTCGATGGCAAGCGCCCACGTCATACTGCCCGGAAACAGCTGCTGCGTAATGTCGAGCATCTGCTCGCGCTGCGTGTCGTCGAGCGACTGGATCGCGGCAAGCAAGTCGCACACCCACCTGTCCGTGCGGTACGCTACCGGCAGGCTTTTCCGCATGTTGTCAAACTCAGCCATAGGTAATTGTCACCTCACCCAGTACCGGACACTCGCGCTCTGCGATTGCGATATTCACGATGCCGCCGGACACCTTCAGTCCGGCATAGTCAATTACGCCCGGCGTGTCCATGATGGCCGCGCCGATCTGCGCATAGCTGATGTAGTCCTGGGTAAAGACCGTGCCTGCCAGATACGCCGCAACGCTCTCCTTGATGCCGGATGTCAGGATGTCCTCGGTCACGGTGTCCGATTTGGTCACCGTGCAGCTGACCGTGATGGCCTTGCCGGTTGCAGCAGTGACAAAGCACTGTGCGCCGATGGGCGCCTGTCCGCGGCCTGCGCCCTCGCTGTCGGGGTCGATGTAGTCCTGCACCGACTTCACCAGCGCAGGCGATGCAGGCTGACCGGCGTTGTCGGCAATTACCACGTCAACCGTGTTCGCCCCCTGTACGCGTGGGAACACCTTGACATGACCGACACCGGCCACCTCCAGCGCCCACTGCATGTAGTGGTAGATGTTGCCCGACGTAGCAGGCGTGCGCAGCACGACCAGATACCGCGCATAATACTCGCTGTCCGACTCCTCGGCATAGCCGCCGCCGATCGGCTCAGGGTTATCACACGAGGCAATGCCCTGCACCGCCACCGGCATCTGCGTCACGCTGTGCGCGGGCAGGTTGCCTGCCGTGCCGTCCACCGTGCAGGTGACCGGTACAGTACCCTCGCCCTCAATGGCTACGGTCTCTGTCGCATAATACTGAACACCGCCGCCGGACTCAAACAGCGTGCCCTGCTCGACCGTGCCTGTGCCGGTGACGGTCAGGCTGCCGTGCGCAAAGGTCGCCGCCTTGCGCTCCAAGCCGGAACGCGGATAGATGTAGCGATCAAGCGCGCTGTCGTGCAGGTTTTCCGGGTCAAGCTGCTGTTTGGCCTCGTCAATAGCCGTGTCCGTGCCCTCCATCCGCAGGCTGACTGCGGCTAAAAGGTCATAAGTCGGGAAACCGATGGTCTTTTGATAGCTTTCCGGCATTGCGGACAGCATCTTGTCTAAAATCTCACTCGCTGACATACGTCGTCACCTCCTCACTCTCTCCGGTGTGCAGGCGGACCGTGAAGCGTACCTCCACGCCGCGCCGCACGCGCGTAAACTTAAAACTGTCAAGTGACCGGATAGCCGGACAGAACGCGGCGGTCTCTCGCACGTTGCGCTCAATCTCGGCAAAAATCCAGCCCTCCGGCACGCGCCGGTCAAGGCTGACCGCCTCCACGCCCGGCTGGGTCGTGCCACTCGTCCGGTAGATTGGGATTGCACCCGGTTTCTGGCGCAGCATCAGCTCAAGCCACTGCTTGACCGCCTCAATGCCCTGCCGCTCGACCAGAGCGCCGTCGATCAGCTGAAAACTGCCCGAGCGTCCGTCCTCATGGAACACAAACTCCGGAGAGCGCCCAATGCTCTCCGCGACCTGCGCGGGGAGCTCCCCCGGGATAACCGGGAAAACTTCTGCCATATTACACCTCCCTACAAAGCATCCAAAACCAGCAGCTGTGCCCCATGCAGCAGCGCCGCCGCCTGCATGCCGACCTTCCACTCTTTTGCGCGGGCGGTCGCGGTCATAATCAGGCCGGTGCTGCTGTCAAACTTAAATTCCTTGTCCGCGATGGCAAAGATCAGCTTGGGCGTTACCTGCACGACCTCTGCCCTGTACCACGGCTGCGGCTTGCGGTTTGCCTCGGAGCGGCTTGTGCCTTTGATGGCCTGCGCCAGTGCTGTATCCCATGCCATAGGCACGCACTCCTTTCCACATCTTCCACAGTGTTATCCACAAGTATACAATATCTTGTGTTATCCCCACGGCGTGCAGAAACCGGAAATCTCCGCGTAGCTGCGGGTGACACGCTTAACAGAATTGCTGCAATTGCCCTCAACGGTTTCGCAGCTTGATGCTCCGGCAGATAGTACAATGCCGATATGTCGGTCGCCCTGGATCATCAGATCACCCGCCTTGGGCTTGTAGCTTCCCGCCGCTCTGTACTTGCCGCGCGCCTTGAAATAGCTGCTCATATCGCCAACGTAGCCGTAGCTTGTCGGGATAGGTGCGCCGGACTTATACGCACACCAGCAAACAAAATAAACACACCAGGCGACACCGTTGTGACCGGCCCACTGGCCGTACTTGTTGATGTCCTTGCCGGACTCCTTGTACCCGACCTCGCCCAGTGCCGTATTGACAAACGACACCGCACTGCCCGAGCTGCCGCCCGAGCCGCCGATAATCGCAGAGCCGTTTTTACGTCCCCAGCGATTGCACTCGGCGTTGCTGCTCATCAGCAGGTCAAAGTGGTACACGCCGTTCTTGATCTGGATCGCGCCGCCTCTGTCGTTGACAGTGAAGGTCGTGCCGTCAAGGCTTGTGCCCGTGTCGCGCACCGTGATTTTGGTGCCGAACGGCACAGACGGCGGTGCGGCGCAGGTGTGCTTGCTTGGGTCGAGCCTGTTGCCTTGTGCATCCAGATAACCGCCCTCCAGCGCATTGTTAGCCGGATAGTAGGCAGTAAACAGCGCCTTGACAATGGTGCCGCCCGAGCCGCCGTCACTGCCGCCGGACAGATCCGGCAGGCCGAACACCTGCACCTTGTCCGTGCTGGCGGCCTTGATGGCTGCCGCGTCAGTCTTGCCCTCGGCGGCGGCTCGCACCTGCTCGAGCGCCGTGATTTCCAGCGCCATCGTGTGTCCTGCACCGCCGTAGTGATGCTCCACGCGAGTAATACGGAAGTTGCCCTTGATGCCAAACGCCGGAGAGTTAAAGCGTAGCACCACGCCGCTTGTCACCTCATCACAGCCCCAAATCTCGGAGATGGAGCGGGTCTGCCCTACCTTGTCGGCGTTTTTCAGCAGGTTTTTGACCATCTGGCCGAGCACAGCCGTGCCGGGGTTCTCGGTCACGGTCTCTATGTGCTGCATGAAACCGTAACGCTTGATGGATGCCGCGTTGCTGGCCTGTGCGCCGATGTACGCCTTGCCGTCGTCCTCGGCGGCAATGACAACAGCGTTGTAGGTGTCCTCAATGCTGTCCTCGCCGCTCACCTGACCGAGCGCCCATGTGATGTCAAATGCGGCGATATTTTTCGCCGGCTTGTGGAATGCCTTGATAGGCGCGGTCGGCAGCGCCTCGACCTGCAGGCCGCTGTCGTCCACGCGGTGGCGGTACTGCTTGCCGGTCGCAGACGTGCAGGTGTCCAGCACATCGCTGATAATGTCAGACGGCGTGGAGCCGGTCCACAACTGCGTGATCTTGGTCGGCAGGCTGCACACCTTTCCGACTGTCACGCCCGCCTTGGCACACGCCTTGCGGATGACCTGATCGGCCGCAAGGTTGTTGACCTGCAGCACGATTTCCGACTTATTCAGATACCAGCCGCGGTCGTAGGCCGTAACACCGCCGTCCAGCGTCACCGTGATAATGATGCCCGAGAACACGGTCTTGCCCTGATTGGTCACGCGCACCTTGTCGCCCGGCGCGAGCGCCAGCTTGGGCGTGTACTTGTCCCACGGCGAGATAAACGTCTTAAACGTCAGCTCTGCCGCCAGCGTGTCGAGGTCGTCCGTCAGCGTCATGTCACTGGCAAACGCAGTGATGTCGCGCGGCTGTGCGCCGTCGCGGTACAAAATCAGCTTGTGGTCATCGACATATCCTGCCGCCATCGGCGCACCTCCTCATTTGATAAATCTGTATTCTGTCACGGCGATGGAATACTCCAAATCGCCGTTTTTTCGCACGGTAACATCAAAGCTGTCCACCGTCACCGGCATGTTAAGCCGAGAAGCCCCCTTACTGTCGAGCACGATCAGCCGGAACGGCACCTTCTTGTCGCGCCACCGGCTCAGAAAATCGACATACGCCCAACCATCCGCAGACGCCTCAGACGGCATGAAGGAGTATCGGTGCACTGGAAGCAGCGCCGTCCACTCCATGTGCCGCAGACCGAGCGTGCCGATGCGGCGATAGTCGCGGCTCAGGCCCTCGTAGGTCTCGTGGTGCTGCTCTGGCTGCGGGATTGGAAAATCCGGCGGACAGTGCGGCAGCGTCCAGACCTCCTCGTTGTTGTTGACCGAGATGATAATCTTGTACACGCACCGCACCTCCTTATATGTTGCCGAGCGCCGCCAGCACCTTGCGGCCGACGTACTCACCGACCTGCTCGGTATACTCACGGTTGCCGATCACGTTGCCCTGGATGTTGACGTTGACCGTCACGCTCCGACCGCCTGCCGCCTTGACAGACACATCATGCGGGATGATCTGCGTGCCGCTCGGCAGGTTCATGATCTCGCCGCCGCGCTCGTTTACGCGGGTCAGGCCGCCGCGCCAGTAGGGCGTGCCGGTTGCCTTGCCGAGGCCCGGCAGACTCAGCAGGCTGCTGGGTGTCGGCTTAGGTATCGTCGTAGTGGTCGAGGTCGTGGTCTTGACCGGACCGGCCGTTGTAGTCGTTTTGCTGCTGGTCTTGGTCTGGGTCGTACCTGTGGACGTGCCCGAGCGATTGCCCGTTGTGGCATTGTCTACCCACTCGATAGCGTCGCCCAGGACACCCTTGGCACCCTTGTACAAACTGCCCAAGATGGGGATGCTCTCGATCTTGTTGTTGAGCCACGACAGCTTGTCTCCGACCCATTCCAGAGCCGTCTTAGCGGCGTTTTTTACCTTATTGAACGCACCGGAAAAGGCAGTGTCAATGCGAATGCTGACGTCCTTAAACTTGTTCCAAAGGCTCTGCGCACCGGCCTTGATGGTATCCCAGTTTTTGTAGAGCAGCACGCCCACTGCAATCAGCGCCTCGATAGCAAGGATAACTGCACCGATCGGGTTTGCCGCCATTGCAGCGTTAAGTCCGGTCTGCGCAACTGTCGCTGTGCCGGTGGCGGCAGCCTGACCGCCCAGTACACCGGTCATGGTCAGGAGAGTAGTAACCGCTCCACCAATTGTGCTGATAGAATTAGTCAAGCCGCTGTTAAAATCGAGCACCTTCTTCACGGCCCACATACCCGCCAGTACCTTTAGTGTTGCAATCAAAGTGTCGGAATTGTCGCGGCACCACTGCCCTGCATCTCCGGCTTTCTGCAGGGTCTGCGCAAACTTCTCATCAAACTGTTTTTTCAGATTGCTGAGATCCAGATTGGAAAGCCAATCAGTAAGCGCATCCGCTTTTTTCTGCACCCAGTCCAGCGCCGATCCGGATCGGATTGAGCCATCCTCGGCGGCGCCCGCCAGCACCCACAACTGACCTTTGAGTTTGGAACTGGTGTCTCCCACCTTGGCCAGCATCTCGTCCAGCGTCGCATGGTTACGCCGGGCGTTGATGACCTGCTGATTATTGGCGTAGAAGCTGTCCGCAGCCTTGTCGTAGGTCTTGGAGAGCGTATCCATGATCAGCTGATTGCGTTTGCTGACATCGGTTGTTTTCTCCAGCTTGGCGTTAAAATCATCCTCCATGATGCCGACCCAGTTCAGCGCATCAGCGAAAACGCCGGTCACCTGACCGGTACGCGCAGTCTCGTTGGCGGACTCTACCAGGCCCTCAATCGGCAGCGAATCGCCAAACGTGCCATGCACGCCTGCGGCAATGCGCGTCCACTTCGTAACCTCTTCCTCGTTCTTCGCCATGTTGGCGAGCAGCTGGCTTGCCTCGGTTGCAGTGTCCGTGTCACCGAGGATCGCATAGAAGTTGCGATAGCTCTTGCGGGCCACATCGGCGGAAAAGCCCGCCGCCTGAAATCCGGCGTTCAGCTTGCCCTGCGCTACGCGGTATTCCTCGGTCGCGCCGTCGAGTGCAATGAACGCAGCGGTCATGCCTGCAACAGCCGCACCGGCAGCCTTGACACCCTTCTTTGCAAAATCCCCCAACGCCGTGAGCGATTTATTTTTGAATGCGACCACCTTGCGGGTGGCCTGCATCATGCTGTCATCAATATTCTTGCCGGACTTCTTCGCGGCCTTCGCCGCAGCGACCAGTCCGCCGGACATTTCATCCTTCAAGGTGAGGACGGTGTTGATAACCTTATTTTTAGCCACTATTCCGTCCCTCCTCCGGTGCATATGCGCGGCAGACGCCTGCCGCAATCAGGTTTATCATATCCTCGTACCAGCGCGCCCGCCCGACTCGCAGCACCGCACGGTCTGCGTAGCTCATCTGCCGGATTTGCTCCGGCGTGATGCCTCGTACCGCATAAAACGCCGCAAGGTCGAGCACCGGGTCGCGCTCAATCAGTTTTTTGCCGGGTCCTCATCCTCATCACCGGCAATCAGACCGAGCCAGGCAAACAGGGATGCCGCGAGCTCATTGACCTCGCGGACATCCATCAGCGCCCAAATAACGTCGTACGGGTCGGTCACGCCGAGCGCGGTGTGCAGCTCCGTGTCCTGCAATGCCGGACAGCAGTCGTAGATCAGCTGTGCGCCGATGTTCAGCATCTGCGCCGGCTGGTCGCGTGCCGCCAGAAAAGCCTCATAAGCGTCCAGCTGCGCGGTGTGCCCGATCTTTACAAAATCAAGCAGCTGACCGCCGACCTTAAACTGAATGACCTTGGCTTTGTCAGCCTTGCGCTGCTCGGCCTTTGCCGCCAGCGCGTCCAGTAACTTCTTGTCCATGCTTTACTCCTTAATGGTTTCCAGAACGGAGAAGTGACCGAATTTGAACGGCACCTCTTCCTCGACCTTTGCTTTCTTCTCGAACTTCGCCAGATAAAATTCGTCGATCGTCACATCGGACAGCGACACGCGCTCTACCTTGTTGGTGCCCTTCTGGGCCAGTGCGGTGATGATGGTCACTGTCGGCATTTCGCCGGACTGGTAGGCATCCGCCATCATCTGGAGCACATCCGAGTCGATCTTGAGCACGGTGAACGTGCCCTCGCCGGAATAACCGTTGTAAATGCGGTAGGTTGCCGGATCACCGCAGACGTTCACTTCTTCAAAGTCCGCGCCTACTTTCGCCTCCACGCTCTGGAGTGTGGTCAGGCGCTTGCCATTGAACCAGACATTACCCTGGTTACCATGGAGCACGCGGTTCGGGTTAAAATCAGCCATAAGTACCTCCTGTTACGCCATCGTAATCGGCATGATGAGATCGGTCATCGAGTTCAGGATCTTGACATTTGCGGTCAGGTAAACCGTTCTCTTAAACGGGTTGGCCTTGACCGTGTCGTCGTCCCAGCTCTCCGCCTCGCTCTTGCCGGATGCCACCCATGCGGCTCTCTGTGCATCTACATCAATCATTACAGCGTTCGCATAATCCGGATCAAGGATTGTCTGCTGCATGAGCTGACGGAAATAGCTGCTGTTGAGTGCATTTACGAGCATCATCTGATTATCCCGCGAGTTTCTGTAGTTGCCGAGGTAGGTCTCGCGGAATGTCGCCGCAATATCGTCCTTCATCATATCCATGGCCTCGACGGTCTCGATCAGGCACATATCCTCAGTGCGCGTCTTGCCGTCCGTGGTCGTCATAGAGTTAATGCCCTGTGCGATACGCACGGTATTGTCCTCGCTGTTAACAAGGATAAACTTGCCGGTGCCAAGCGCCGCATCGTTGTCCTCGACCTCCTGCACCTCGGACAGATTAGAGCACTGGTAGTTGGTGCTGCCTCTCTTGACGTTGCAGACGGCGAAAATGCCGACCAGCGACGGCAGATACGCCACGCCGTCCTGCTCGCCGCGGCTGTCCGTGAACGTAACCTTTTCATTCACGAAATTGACAACGTGCATATCATCCGGCAGAGTCGTGAGATCATAGCAGACCGCCTTGTAGGTTTTCTTCTTGGTGCTGTCCTGCGTCTTTACCCACGCAGACAGCGCCAGACCGTCAGCGGCACTCTGGCCGGCAATGGTCAGCCAGCCGGTTTTGACCGTCTTAGAGATTTCGGTCAGCGTGTCGGCCAGGGAACCGGTGGTATCCAGTCGGAACAGGTGCATCTGGTACGGCGCAAAGCCGAGCAGATCGCAGATGGCGTTGTAGTTGTCTGCGGTGTACAGGCTCTCGTCCGCCTGTGCGGCGCTGAGGTCACTGTACTGCTTGTGCGTGAAGCTCTTATCCGTATCATCGCGCACGATCAGGATTGCGATGCCGCGTTCCGAGCGTCCGATGAGCGACACAGCTCTCTGCTCAAAACTGATTTCGATTTTCGGCATTGTAATTGCCATTGGTTTTACTCCTCCTCTCAGTATTCGAGGGCTTCCATCATTTCTCCGGTTTCGGCGGCGCTCTCGCACCAGCTGAGTGCAAACTGGAGCACCAGCACACCGAGCGATATGGTCGTGCTGACCGTATCGTCCGGCACCAGCACGATCTCGCCGGTGTCGATACCGGTTTCAAGTGCGGCGATCAGGCGTTCCGCCATCTCACTGCACTCCTCGAGGTACTCCACCCGCTCGGCGGGATAGTACCAAACGTCCACGTCGATCGACCGTTCCCGTGTACCGCCGCAGGCGGCGTTTCCCTCGGCCGGGAATATGTCGATCTTGAAGGACGGACGCACCACGGGTTTGTCGGTGTCCGATTTGGACACCGGAACACCGGGTGCTGCTTGCTTTAACAGCGCGGTCAGTGCCGCGCGTACTTCTCGAATTGTCATATTTTATCTATCAACTCGTCAACCATATCCTCGGCGGCCGACTCAAACTCCGGTTCAAATTCCTCGGCAGCCTTAGCAAACACCTTTTTGCCTGCCTGATAACTACCCTTTGAGCCGTCACGCAGTTTCGGTGTCCAGCCATCTTCGATCAGATGACCGATTTCATCCGAAGAATAGACTCGGATCCGAAGTGTGTCATCTTCTTTGTTGAGCTTGCCGCGCTTGATGCTTCTGTGATAGTCGCCTGCCTTACGGTCATACTTTGGACGATGGACGGCTGTACGGCGCACATCAGCCCGGGCACGCTGAGCCGTTTTCCGGCGCAGCTTTGTGCCGCTGGTACGCAGCATCTTTTTCTGCGCTTTCAGCATTTCTTTCGGCTGTGCCCCCAGACGTTCCGCAAAGTCCATCAGTTCCGAGCAGTCAAATCCGTCACGCATCTTCAACCACCAGCTTCAACATGACCTCCAGACGGTCGCGGCGCTTGTAATGCGGCTGCCAGTACAGCACATCGTACCGCTGACCCTCGTAGACGAAATACGTCGCAGTGGTCAGTCTGCACGAGCGCGGCCGGATGGTCAGCTTATGCGTGACCTCGGCGCGAACCGTATCGCCCGGCAGGGTTTCATTCCTGCCGGACATGACAGTCAGCGCACCCCAGATCTTGCCGTCCTCGGTGTACTGCCAGCAGGTTTCGCCGATGTCGTTCTCGATCTGGTGCTTGTTAAACACCGTCAGGCGGTGTCTGAGATCATTGGTCAGCGCCATTTGTGCCCTCCTTTTCCGGGTATCGGCTGGACAAGGCGATGTGATTGAGCAGGGTCTGCACGGTAAACGGCACCTGTGTCACGCTCGTGTCCGTGACAGGCGTGCGGTTTTCGTACCAGTGCGCCGTCAGCTGGAGCACAGCCGTGTCGAACAGCTCATCACTGTCCGACGGCGGCTCCTTGCCGGTCATATCCCGGACGGCAGTGTCTGCCGCCCGGATCAGGCTCTCAATCAGCTCGTCCTCGTCCGCATGGTCGATGCGGGCGTACAGCTTAAAGCGGTCGAGCGTCAGCATCAGGCGCTCGCCTTCACGAGCTTGCGGACCGCATCGGCCTGGCTCGGCTTGCAGTCGAACATCGCACAGCCGAGGAACAGGAACGCATTGGTCTTGACGTCAAACGTCGAGGTAATGGTCACGTCCTCCGGCATATTGCCGATGACGGTGGACAGGTCAGCCAGATACGCCTCGTGGTCACCGATGCGCTCGTCGATAAGCACCGGATAGCCGTAGATGTAGTAGCTGCCGCCCTCGATACGAACGAGGTCGTTCTTGGACTTGTCCTGCAGCGGCATAAAGTCGGTGAACAGGGTCTTCTTGCTCATCAGGAACTGTGCGCCTGCATCGTAGCCGCCGGGCAGCAGTGCAATGAGATCGAGCACGTTCTGGTTGGTCAGTGCGGCAGTCTTGCCGACAGTGACCGAGTTGGTCGCGCCCCAGGTGTTCGCCTGCTCGATGCCGGTGCCCTGATTCGTGCCGGTGCCCTTGATGATGGTGTCCGAGATCAGCTTTGCGATCTTCTTGGCGAGCATATCGGTCAGCCAGTTCTCGAATACGTCGAGCGCCATCTGCTGTACGGACTTGGAGATCTGCACGAGCTTGGTGATCTCGTACGCCGACAGGTTGATCTTGGTCAGGCCGGTTTCTGCTGCGGTGATAGTTGCATTCTCGGTGTGGTAGGCTGCATCCGCCTGCTCGCTCTCAACGGCAAAGGTCACATTGCCCGGCACGCGCAGCAGCGTTACCTTATCCAGCAGCGGTGCGTACTGGTGCACCTTCTCGATGATGGTGTTCGCGGTCTGGGTCGGCACCAGCGGACCGGCGGAAGCCGTTGCAGTGGACCATGCACGCTGCTCGGTTTCGGTCAGCTCGTTGTTTGCCAGCGTTTTCAGCCATGCCGAGCGGTATTCCTCGCTCGAACGGTCATACTCGCGCTGCTCCGGCGGAGTCGGCTGCGGCTGGAACGTGCGGATTTCGCCGCCTGCGCCGTTTGCGATCTTGTTCAGCAGATTGCGGCGCTGCTCTGCCTGTCCCAGCAGGGTCTTGCGCTCCTCGAGCAGACTGTCGGTTTCGGCGCTCAATGCGTCAAGGTCTGCACCCTCGCTGTCCATCTCGGTGCGGATGGCTGCCAGACGCTCCTCGATCTCAGTCATGCGGTTCTTGCCTGCAAAAAACTGCAGGCCGACCTGATTGCGAAAACCACCGAAGATCGCCTGCTTGTTCTGATTCTTGCTCATTTACTTTTCCTCCTTTGTAATACCATAGGTTTTCAGCTTGAGTTCCAGCCTGCGGCGCTTGTCCGCCTCCGCGTGCTCGCGCTCGGCCTCCGCCTTTGCCCACGAGCGTGCCGCAATACTGGTGCCGTCGTACGCCGGAATATCCACCGCCGCCACATCAAACACCCGCTTGAAACCGGTAATGCGGCGCAGATGCTTTGCGCGGTCATATTCCTGCTTGTTGACGGTGAACGCGAACGACATCTGATCCAGATAACCGCCCCGGATTTCCTCGTAGAGCCTCCGCCCTTCCTCGGTGCCGGACAGGTCAGCCGAAATACGCAGACCGCGTGTGTCCACGGTCAGCTGCAAGGTGCCGTTCTTGGTCCGTGCCACGGGTTTACCCCCATGGTTATAATTCATCACGACATCGCGCATCTCCGCTCCCGAAAATGCACTCCTGTCGATGACTTCCTTGTATTCGATACCGTCGTACTCGTACAGCACGGTTTCCTCGTCAAAAACCGCCGCATACCCTTCTACGCGGTACTGCTTATCCTCTTCCCCCGTGTCCAGCGCCCGCACCTCAAAAGTGCGGTAATCACGGGTTTCCGGTGTGATCGCCATTGTCGCCCTCCTTTGACGTATCGCCCACGGCGTCCAGATTGGACACCTCTGTGTACTCCTTGCGGATGTAGTGCTTGTCGCCGTCCTCGACCGGACTCATGTTGAAAATCTCCAGACCCTGATTGTGGGTCAGGAAGCCGCGGTCGAACAGCTGCGTCACGACATTCAGCTTGGTCTGGTTGCTCGCATACTGCAAACGGTTCGCCGTTGCGATGATGGACGCACCTGCCGCGATTTCCTCCGACGTAAACGTCATAGCCGTCAGCACCAGCGACAGCTGAATGGCAAACGGCTCGATAAATCCCTCGTAGTAAGCGTTCCACTCGTCCTCGTTGTAGGTGTTGGTGAGGATTTTCTCGTTGGTGCCAAAATACTCGAACACCGATGCTCTGATAAGCTCCTGCTGCTTGGGATTGACGACCATCGCCGCCGACTCGATCTGCTTAACGTCGGCGTACTTGCTGTCGAACATGGCAACGCCGGTCGAATTACCGGCCAGATTGTCCCGCGCAAAGCGTTCGCGCTCGGCAGTGATGTCCTTTTCCTTGAGGTTGCCGTTCAGACGAGCCAGAAACCGGATGGTCGTAGCATTCTTGATGCCGTTGATAATGCCCTCGGCCTGTGTCTGTGCCATCTGCATGGTCGGCATGAGCGGCCGGTTGTCCGAGCCGAAGAAATCGTCCTCGTACTGGTGCTGGGTCAGGATACCTGCTCGACTCAGCTCGATCGCGGCCTTTTGACCGCCCCAGAAGCTGTACTGCAGATACGGCTCACCGCCGTACTCACGCACCGAGGACTGCTGCGGCAGTACCGGATAATACCCGATCAGCCGTCCGGCGCTGTCCTCCATCGGCACGATAAAGGCGTTGTTCTGCACCAGATAGATGGTCGCCAGCCGCGCAAGGAACTTGCTCGCATCCATAAACGGATTGGGCTGCATACCGAGCACGCGCCGCAGATCCGGCCGGGCATCACCTGTCACCTCGAGGTGCAGCTTGCTGCAATGCCGCGCAAACGCCGAAATGGCCGCGCGTGTCAGCTCCATCTCGTACAGGCCGCCGCGATAGGTCGTGTAGACCGGCTGGTAGGCGGTCAGTGTCTTAAAATATTCCCTCGGTGCTGTGCCGCCGGGCGGCCTCCGCGGGAACAGCTTTTCCAAAAGCCCCAATGTACTTACGCCTCCTCGTTCATCGTTACATAGTCATCGTAGTGGTCCTGCAGCACCTTGTACGCGCAGATCAGCGCGACCGTGCCGTCGATTCTGCGGCGGCTGTCCGTGATCTTGACCGGCTGAATGTTGCCGTTGATATCAGTGCGGACCTCGGTGTTGACCATGCACCACTTGTCGATCGGGTTGTTGCCATCGACCACCAGACCGGCGCCGAGGTCGGCCTTGAGGTCCTTCATCGGCTGGGACAGCGACAAGGTGCCCTGCCGCACCGGTATCATGCACTGTTCGCCAAACTCGGCCTTGAAGCGGTCGAGCAGGCTGTCGTCAATGTGCCACGGGTCGTAGCCGATATAGCGAACGTACAGATCGTCCTCGTCGCGCAGCTCCATAAACCAGTCGAGCATGACCTGCTTGTCCACCTTGTTGCCCGGCACGGCACGCATCAGGCCGCGCTTGACCCACAGGCTGTACGGCACGCTGTCGCGCTCGCGGCGGTTGCCGGCAGCTGCATCGGCATCAAGCACACTCTGCGGCAGCCAGTACATACTCCGGCGGTAGATCTTCGGGTCACCCGGCCGCTGACAGATGGCCGTTGCCGCCGCAAGGTCGATGCTGTCTGCCGCATCCATGCCGCCGATGGCGTAGTCGAACGCGATATTGTACGTTTCCGGATTGGAGCACTCCGCCCAGGTCAGCCAGCTTGTCGCAGCGTTTTCCTTGAGGTTGAAGTCCTTGACCAGCACGGTCGGCAGGAAGGACGGGTCTGCGTCCGCCTTTTTGACCATGCGCCGCAGGTAGTCCACCTTCTTGATGGTACCAAGTCCGGGATTGGCCTTGATCCACATTTTCTCGCTGCGGTACTCGTCCCGCTCGTCCAGCTCGTAGATCCATGCCAGGAACGTGTCATCGTCAATCGAGCCGTCAATCACACCGGCAGCATACTCGTACTGCGCATCGAAAATGCTCTCGCGCACAAAGCCGTTGGTCGAGATGGAGAACAGCAGCGGCTGCTCGCGTGCTGACATGGACTGTTTCATGTCATCGTAGATGGCGCGGTTCTTGATAGCCGCTAGCTCGTCCACGAGTACGCCGTGGGCGTTCAGACCGTCGAGCGTGTTGGTTGCACTCGCCAGCGCCGTGATAAAGCCGAGGTTGTACGGGTAGTACAGGTCGCTCTGGCGCTTGCGGATAGCCGCCGCCAGCTCCGGCGACTGCTTTCGCATATTGACGCAGGCGTTAAAGCTCTTCGCCGCCTGCTCCCGCTTGGTTGCGATGGAGTAAATCTCCGGTGCACCCTCGCCGTCGTTGACGAGCAGGTCGATTTCGATACCGGCGCACTCGGTCGTTTTGCCGTTCTTTCGTCCCTCGACGATCATGCACTCCTGATACTGCCGCAGACCGGTGTGTGCATCGACAAAGCCGAAAATCGCCTGCCAGCGTGCTTTCTGGAACAGCTCCAAGCGCAGCGGTGCGCCGAGCTTACCCTGCGGCTGCTTGCAGAATCGCTCGACGAACTCAATGTGATGGTTTGCCAGGGCTTCATCGAACACCCACGGCCGGTACTTCTCCGGGTGGCGCAGCTTGTCGAGCAGGACGGCGCACAGCGTTCTGACCTTGCGGCAGGCAGTGATTTTGCCGGTCAGCACCAGACAGGTGTACTGCTCCAGCCAGTTTTCACCCTCCGGTGCCGGTGTTTTCTTTGCTTCGCGCTCCATGCGTTTAACAAGACGTTCTCTCGCCTGTCTGGGGTCTGTTTTAGCTGCCGTACTGCTCACCTCCTCCGGTTTCGCCTGCTTTTGCGCTCTGACGGACGCACCCGGGCGATCCCATTGCCGGATGTGCCGCCGTATCCTTGCCCATATACTCGATATGGGTGGACGGAATGGCAATACCGTCCGTCACAGCGCAAAAACAGAAAGAGCCGACAGCACCATCTCTGGCAGTCTGTCGGCTCTGGGCTCGTAGGCCTCTGGCTCTCGTTGTTACTTCTCGTTGCCGGTGTTCAAATTGGACACCGTTTCCCGCATTTTCCGGTGCGGGCACTCCGTCACCTGCGATGCCCGCGTCCAGGCGCTTTCGCAAAATCCCTGGCTGTTGATCATCGGGCAGGTCAGCGGACAGATCGTGCGCTTTCCCATCAGCCGATACGCCTCCCTGCGGTCGTGCGCTGCCACTCAGTCAGGGCATTCATTTCCCCGTTGGACTCCGGCAGCAGGTCGCACAGCGTCTTGATGACCGTGGTGTAGTTTTTTATCATTGTGTTGTACACTTCGACCTCCGGAGACTTCTTCGTGCCGAACTGATTTTCGCCGTTCTGGTACTCGGATACACAGCCGTTTTCGTTGATGGAATCCCGTAAATCCTCCAGAGTTACGGCCATAAAAGCCGCGTTATCCATGAGTTTTTCGGCGGTTTTCCGCTTGTTTTCGTCCATTTTCGCAAAGACTTCTGCGAGCTTCTCGCGCTCGCGTTTTATTCTTGTTTCGGCCTTCGGTTTTCCCATGCCGCACCTCCTCTCAACTACACCCCTCCTGCACCCGTCACTCGGTGAAATTTGAGTGGGGGGTGCGGTCTTCCGCCGGTCAGCGCCGCGGCTCGAATGGGGGGAGTAGGTTTCCGTCGTCATCAAAGCCGCAGCGTGCGCCGCTGTGCTTTGCCATGTGCTCAATGTCGTGGCAGTGATGGCACAGCAGCTCGAGGTTGGACCAGCCGAGTGTGCGTGCCGGATCGTTCATGTCCTGCGGCCGCAGTGCCTTGCGATGGTGCACGATCAGTCCCGGCTTGCCGCATCGCTCACACAGTCCGTGCTTGCTGACCATGTAGGCCTCGCGGGTGTCGCGCCATGCCGCCGAGTTGTAGAACGCTTTCGACCAGGGCTTAGCCATGGTCGTACTCCATCATGTCATGCAGCGCTGCTGAACTGCTGGCGATGATCTTGTTGAGCCGGACAATGCGCTCGGTCAACTTGTACCGCCTCTCGAAGCTCGGTTCAAGCTCACGCTCTCGCAGCAAATCAAGCCGCCGCTGCCGCAGCCGGTCGAGGTTGCGCTTGTACTCAGGTATCATCTCGCGCACCGTTTGCACGCGGCTCACCGCCTTTCTGGCAAAATAAAAAGCCGACGGCGTACACTCCTCACGGGAATGTTACGCAGTCGGCTCGGATCTCGATGGATTCTGGCTCACGCCGTCAAAATCGACGACGGACTCACTTTTGCACTTTTCGCACCACAGTGGGAAATGCCACAGGTGGGTTTCGTTCAGCGTGACCTGCACGCGTGTCGGGCGTCCGCATCGCGGGCACACGATTTTCTTCTTCTGTTTATGATTATACACTCGTTTTCCGCTCCTGTCTACCCTTTCGGCGTTGTTTCTCCGGCCCTCTGTCATATGTTATAGACAGTTCCAAGCCAGAATCAACGCGCTTCTTTCCGCGCGCTGTCTTACTATTATAATGTATGGTTTTCGGCATCAGGTATTTGATGTACTTGCAGCTGGCTATCTCGTTCCGGCCGCCGCCCTCATCGAGCACCTGTGCTCCGGGCGGTGCATCAACGGTCGTGCCGTCATCCACCCATGCATAGGTTGTGACCGGTCGGTCAAGGTTGCGCGATCCGACAAACTGTTTCTTGCCGTTGAGCGACGCTTCTCTCCGCTCTTTGGTCAAGTAGCCTGCCCATCCGTCGTACCCACGCTCTCTAATATAATTAAGCTGTATGTCATCGCCCCAGATCCAGAGTGACCGCATCAGCTCTAAGTCACCGCCTGCGGCATTGATGATAATGTGCGCGTGCGGTCGGTGGTCGCCGTGTCGGCCCTCGAGAACGTAGATGTACTTGAGATCCGGCAGACCTCGCGCCTTGCGGTAGGCCCTCATCTGCGCAAACACTTTGCCGAGATGCTTGCGTGTCACATCGGCGCTGTCCGGCAAGTCCGCATCTCGATAGGTGACGGTCAGCACTAAATCGCCCTCGTCGAAGTTGCACGCCATCAGCTGCTCCAGCTTGCGCTGGGCGGTGTTGGCGTTGGTGCGCTGGATCTGCTCCTCGGTTACCTCACGGATGCGCTTGCGCTCCTGCTTGCTGGCGTTGGGTCGCGGCACTGTGTAGGTGATGTCCCACACCAGCCGTCCGGCTCGGATTGTCTTTCTCCTCTTCATTTTCCCTCCAACGGTGTCCAAATTGAACACCACAGCGGACGAGTTTCCCCGTCCGCGTGTAGTTTTATAGAATATCCGCAAAATTTCGGTTTGTCAAATATTTTTTAGTCCTTTAGATGCTGGCGCATGATTTCGACCGCCATGCGGCAGGCCTCCTCACACGCAGCCATCATCTTCTCGTAGCCGTCCAGCTCGCCATAGTATTTGATCTCGCCTAACGCCTCGGCCGAGGTATCCGGGTCGAGGATGCGGATTGCCTGGTTAATCGTCATGCTGTCTACCACCCTAACGGTCTGCCGCACCACGGGCAAAAACTTATCCAGCCAGCCCATCTGCCGTTGATAGGCTTTTCGCATCTGGAGCACCAGCCTATCAAATCATCGCCGTATTCCTCCATTTGCTCTTTGGTTGCTCGCTCCATAACAGCCTCTCCATCGCGGAACACTCCATATTCCGAACGGGCTTTAGCGTAGCCAGTTTTCCAACCAGCGTTCCATACGATTTCTGCATTACGCTTGCTTTCCCGCAACACAAATTCTTCCGTTTCCTTATTCAACGTTTCCACCACCCAACTCCTTCAGCCGTACCATCGGGCACTGCTCGCACTTGTCTACCAACGCCTCATAGTCCATCTCAAACGGAAACTTGCAATACTCATCACAGAACTCGCTTGCAAGTTTGTTCACCGTCTGCTCCCAGCAAGCCGGATGGAATACCGGACCAGAGCGCACGCCCTGTCCGCAAAACTTACACTTCGCCATTATTCCGGGAACACCTCCGTCCATGCAGAAACCAGAATGTTGGCCTCGCATGCTTCATCGTCCAGATCCGGGAAGAACCACTTGCCACCCTTGTAGATATACTCTCCATACCGTCCGGCACAGCCGCACAGATTACACAGCACCCGAGCGCCCTCCGGCGGCCGCTCCTCGGTGTACTTGTGCCATACGCTGCTCGGCTCATGTCCGGCAATCATCTCGAAGGGGTCCACCCCCGCCCAGTCGGCCAGACGGAAAAGGTCATCCAGATCGGGTGCGGGGCAGCCCAGCGGATCATGCCACAGCCAGTCCATATACCAGCGTTTCGGGAAGCCCTCCAGATCTTCATAGCTCGTAATTCCGACGCCAGCGAGCGCGAGCTTGATATACCGCCGCGCCATCGCGAGCGGCGATTTCATGAAGGCGTCCTCGCGCTGCTGGCGC